TGCTATTTATAATTAAAATGAAAAATTGCTGGATCCCGCCATCTCAAGCGGTTACCCCCAATAGGCCAAACTATTGTTGAACACAAGAAAGCATAAATAATACTACAAAGACACATGAGGTTTGAAGTCCATTGGGATAGCCCTAGGAGACCTAACTCTGTTCCGTAGAAAAATATCTTGAGTTCACAAAACAATATTGTACCAATTTGAAAAAAAAACAGTAGTGGTATTGAAAGTTAATTCACCACCCCATTATAAAAACCGAAGTTATTTTAAAATTGAACATTTTTACAGTGTTCTACTGACTTTTTAATATACTAAAAATGTTAAAAATATTGATCATTTTTTACAGTGATCTACTGGCTAATTATGTCCCAATCGTTTTTCTCGTTAGACTCCTTGGTAGCCACAGTTGTTACTCCGGCCAAACCCCAATAAGCATAGCGAGTATTGCTAACAGCACTACGATCGTAACGTACACTAGCAGGTCCAAGCCACATACCACATCTAAATGAGTCTCCAGCGTAGAAGTAAGTGGTTACAGTTGCTCCATGTGTATCTGCTGCAACCTGGGGTAAACCAGGTTGGGCAAAATACATGATACCGTAAGCGCGTGTTCCAGGATTGGTAATAACACCCGGTGATGTATATTTGAGTATACTGTAATAAGGTATCTCCAATTCAATCACATTACTATTTCTAGTAACTACATGGCAAGTTTCCCAACCATTAAGTGCAGGCGCTTGTCCAAAAAGATAAGGGTTACCAAATCCATTTGAGAATACATCCGACTGTATCGTTTCCGACACCTCCTTCTGATCCTCACCAGCTCTTATTCCAATCTGTTGTTCTCCTATTGCTGCTCCAGTAGCGTCATTTGTGAATCCTGTAGCTGGTCTGTTTAAAAAACCAATATACACGACATCACTAGCCGTATCCGTCATATTCGAAAAATCCACTATAATCTTGACTCTCCAATCACCCATGTAGCCTCCATAAGAATTAACTATTCCAGCCCATGGATTAGTAGTCCTCAAAACCTTGTCAATGTCAAATTGCCTGTAAAACAATCCTCTTCCTATCGTCTCTCCTGTTCCTTTCATAGCCATTAGTCGACATCTGTCCGCAATGACAGCTCGCTTAAGCAGATCCCTCATTGATCTTGGTCTCTCAATAAATTGAGTGACTGTGTGAGTGTCCACTTTGTTTTTTTGATTTCCTAAAACATCTGATTGCGCAGTGTTTGTTCCCCTTAAACCATTAAATCCTGGTCGATGCACCTCGAAGTTCTCTCCTCCTCTCATATAGATATTCAAATCTATAGAGCTACTAACTCCTGCTGGCACGACTAAAGGATTTAAGACAGCAATAAACCATTCCCCCAATGTAAAGTAATTTATCATATCCGCTTGCAAATGCGAATAAGGTTTCATTACATTCGTGTTGGTGGTTGTTACTGTTCCTCCAAAATATCCAGCATTTGGAGCTGCATCTACCCAACTAGCCCAGTGTTGGTACGGAATCGTGATTTTAAAACAATTCTCTTTACCATTCACCTCTATTACCTTGCCGTAATAGGTTGACGGGTCTATTCCAGATGCCGAAAAATTCGACACCGGCGTTTTTGTGTAGTTCACTCCAAAAAACAGTTTTCCAGTATGATATTGAGATGATATAACCTCAACACACATTTCCAAGTCTCCTCTCCAATTTACGAATTGCGACGTCAGCCATTGCAATGGCGTTGGTGCATATTCGACACCGGGTCCAGTTAGGCGCCTTAAAGGCGCACAAGCTCCTGAAGCCAAAATAGTTCCAAACGTCTGCGTTGTTGAACACGTAGTCGTAAACAAATATCCTGGCAGCCTTTTGATCCAATCAATATCCATCTCATCCCATCCCACATTAAAGGTATTCTCCGTTGCCAAAGTCACTCCTGAGGGGTAGGCCGAAAGTCTATCAACTGGTGGGTTTCCATGTGACATGAAAGGGTTGCTAACACCCCATCGTATCATCTTTTCCGGGTCCTTGACATTAGATGCCAAGTCTAGTCCTGACATTGCTGTATCAAACGTATCCCCTGTCGTATTCACTGGTGCATTTCCTGTGCCACTATTTGTTACATTAATGGTTTGAAAATTCACAAGACCTTGAGCAGATCCAGCCAGTGGTCTAGGCAGAGAAAGTTTAACATCCAACAATTGTGCGTACATAGTCCATCCTAGTGATGTGCTAGCACCTGTTCCAGCAGCAAGTTTGTTAAAAACATACAAGCCACACCGTCCTAATTGCAAATCCTGTTCAGAAGATAAATACTCATTAGGAAAGCACCAGGTTGTTTCCAGTTCTCCGACCGTATTGTATGAAGCGTTTAAACTAACATGTTGTACCGCTTTCATTGTCGTCCGGTCAGTCATTTTCAATTCCGATTGTCTCCATGCTAAAATTAAACTTCCAGCATGGAATGGTGTTCCGTTTAGTTCGACTCTGAATCGAATTCTATATCTAAAATAAGAATATTGAGTTATTACTCCCTTCCATCTAGAAAAGAATCGATGTATGTCTGAGAGGTTAAAATACTTAAGTTCTTTAGCCTCTGTATCCGTTGTTGTCCAGCTTCCAGATGCTACCCTTACAGGTACCATAAAGAAGTTTTTCATGTTCCAGTCATTTTCTTCTGCAGTTCCTTCATAATTAGCCTTGGTATGATGCACAGTTGTTATCTGTGTTTGCTCATCATATATAATTCCTTGGCGTTTTTGCGAAGTAACTTCTCCTTCCAAATCTCCTTCACTCGCCGTTGATTTCATCGTCGGCGGTTGCGTTGTCTGAGTTTCTAGCGTAGTTTTCGTTCCCATGTCTAATGCCCCTATGGCGCTTTCTTCAATGTCTTTATCCATTTTGGTTGAAATTTTTAAGGAAAATGTCCTATTTGATGAAGGCACGCGTGTGGAATCATATTCCCACTTCATTGCCCATCTCACCTTTGGTCTAGCCAAATAGCGAGGTAGCCAAAAGCGCACCTTCGGTTTCCAATTTATACTGTCTTCTTCAGTGTTTGATTTAGCGTCGCAACCCGACGAAGTCTTTGCTGACTTATGTGCCAAGATATCACCGACTGTTCCCTTTTTACAAGGTCTTCCTCGTTTCCTCTTGACACCTTCTTTGTACGTTAGTACCATACTTTTACAGCTTTCTCCTGATTGTTCTTTATTGTCTACAATAGACATTTGCGCATAAGCATTTGGTAATTCCCCTGTTTCCCTAAACAGACGATCTTGATAATCATAGGTTACCAGAGGTAGATTTAACTCTCTCTCCATGCTCACTGTTTTTAATTTCTCTCGATAATGATTATATACTTCTGGTCCCCAAAAATACAGATACCTAAGTGCACACTCCACATTTACTTGGGTGCATTCTAAAGGCGTCATAAATTTTGAATTACTTATCCATATCATCATATTCTCGATTGACTTCAAATCCAGTGTTGGTTTTATATGCGCGCCATCAGCTTTAAATCCTCTCTTGAGAAATGTTGTTTCCCATAAGAGTTTATAAACTGATGTCTTATCCTTTCGCTCTGACGTGGCTGTTAATCCGATTGTTGATGCCGTTTCAATGATCTTTTCTCCGCTAAAGAAGTCTTGCAACTCCTCTGGCAATGCAAAGATATTATCATCTCCACAAACAAAACTCACAACATTTGATGAAAAATGTGTGCAATCTCTCCAATTAACAGGCGCCAAAGTCATCCAATACACTCTCAGTAAAATTTTTGAAACAAGGTTATTCATAACCATGGTCAAAGCATTTCCTGAGGGATTTCCTTTCATTTTCAAGTAAACTTCCCTTCGCACTAAAATGTACGAAAAGACGATTTCATGAAAAAGTGTGTGTCTTACGTTGTTGTCTTCGTTTGTTCCTTTATACCATGCGTTGATGATCTCTAAAGCGCTAAAAATTAATTGAGCGCCCAGTGATCCATCAAACCACGTATAATCCAATGCTCCTACTGTCTCGCTCACTCCTAATAATTTATAGGCAAGTCTAGACCACTCTCCGCTTTCCGGGTTGAACCCTGCAGCACATCCTAATTCAATATTATGTTTAAATACGAACGAGGAAAATGCTCCTGTGTACTTGCGCAGTAGTAAAGTAAAATCCATTGGAGGATTCATGAACAAACGTGTGTTTCCATTTTCGATCTTATTCCATCCTAGCGTCTCATCTTTCAATGAGGCTGTCCAAATACTCTTCACTCTTCTTAATTTCTTTGCTTCTTCTTCTCGATAATTTAAAAATTTTTGCATGAGGGGGGATCTGAACTTCCATTCATTCTCCTCGAAAACCAAATAGGTTTCCTTTCCACTCAATTGAGGTAAATCATTTTCTTTTTTAAACCATCCAGTTGAATAAGGATAACCCGCACTGGTGTGCGGATCAATCCTTGGCAAAGTGTCATAACCGTTTAACATTTGTTTCTCGCTTAAAATAGGTCTGGGATAGTGCTTATCAATTGAATGTTCTCGCACAATATCCTCTACTATTTCGTCCATTAACTTCTTTTCTAAATCTACACGAAGTCCTGTGTATTTGTCCTGTTGTTTTTCCAATATGTCTTCTTCTCCTGTGTACCTTGGATCATTGTAATCCAATACGGCAGGGAACTTTTTCTTCTCAAAGATGTCGCTGATTAGGCTTTCTCTGATTGTTGTTTCCGAAGAACCAACTACCTGCTGTCTTTTTGGTACGCACCCAATGAATTCAAAATTGTCATACATGATATGACGTTTAGAAGTTTCTAAATCCATTTCAGGCATAATACACGCCTGAGAAATATTTGGCATAATGCTACTCAATTTCTCCTGTGTGATTACTGCTGCGTATGCAAAATCTGTTCCTTTTATTCCGCTTATGTGAATTCCTACTATTTTTCTAGGTAACCTAGATTCCCTAACTAATAGTGGAGCTCCACAATCTCCATATTTAGTGTTTGCCTTATATTGCCAAGATCGCACCAAAGAAAACCTACCACCATCATCGCCCATGCGATAAGTTGTAGATTCATTTGGTGAGATAACCGTATGATGATATATCCGCATTGGGTCCTTCAATAATAACATAGCTGGTGCTGATGTTATAAATTGTAGATCCTCGTTGGTCACAAAGTAATTAAAAATATCCTTACCTGGTGCCCATGATCTTCCTGCGTTATATATACACCAATCATCTCTTCTATCCAAAGCCGACGAGCTCACGTACAAATCTCTGCCATTAAATGGAATTGTTAATGTACCTGATGTTCCATAAGTGTTATTATCGTATATGAAACCATTGGTAATTTTTATACTAAAATTGTCATCTGTAGCACCATCACTTCTTAAGAAAAAATGATATGGTACGAGAAATAAACTTCCTCTGACATTAATAGCATTCAAATTACCAACTATCTCACCTGCTCTAACCTTCTGAAACTTAACTACATTTTTCAACATGACTTCTGCGACAGAATCGCAGTTGACATCACTACTTGCTTCCGATCTTCCTATTCCATTTAACATATCAACTATGCTAAACAGATCCATTTTCTTTCCTACTAATTTTTGCCATTTATTTGTTAACTCAAGAATAAATTCTTCAGTTAGCAAATTTTCCAGTCCAGTTTCTTCTAAATAATCCAAATAACTACTCAATCCAAGCATACACTCTTCCTGAGTACTAAAAGTTTTATTCTTCTCCGGTTTGGGTAATTCCATTTTATGTAAATTACCCTCTGCTGAACTTCTACTATTCTTATCATTGATATAATCAACAACTTGAAAAGCAGTTGTACAACTTCCTAATGCTTCCGACCAAGAACTTGTCAAATCCAAAATTACTTCTGGTTCTGCCAAGTGTCCATAACCTGTTTCCTTCAAAAAACTTATATAGTGCTGCAAATACAAGAGTCCTAATGACTTCGGGGAAAAAACCTCATTTGAATAAGGTTTAGGTAAACGATTATTTGACATTTCTGCCAATCGCTTTCCTCTTTTTCTCTTCACTCCATCTTTATTCATATTATTACTCTCTGCTTCTACTACTACTTTCTTTCTTCTTCTAACTCCATCTTTATTCATGTTATTACTTTCCGTTGTTCCTGTTTTATTTTCCATTTCTTCATGCAATTTTTCAATACTGTTAAATTGCAATTCGTCCAAGCTTCTCCAGTAAGGCAACATGTCTAAAACACGCATTGCCCTCTCCATTCTTTCCAAATTGACCGTTCTATCACCTTTCAAATAATCTTCCTTAGCCTGTCGTAACTCTTCTCTCATATAGTACATTTTCAAAACCCATTTTTTATCTTCTGCAGATAACTTGGTGTTCAAAATTGCCCTATCTATTTGAAAAGCTACTATATCCGGTTCCTGTTCCATCGATTTTACGGATAGTAAAATTGCAATTCCTTGCAAAGTTCCTATCAGTGGTCCAAAAATACTATCATTCCTCCTAAAAGCTTCATACATTCCTGCTACTCCACCAATGACTGCTGCTAAACCATATCCTTTTGCTACTACTCGTGTTGCTCCAAGAACTTTTGAAATTCCACTCGATACTCCTGAGAATATAGTTTGTGCACAATCTGGAATATCGCCAAAATACTCCAAAATTTGCGCTCGATTGCCACTGTCTTCTTCCTCATTTATCGATTCTGATGAACAAATCGGATAAACATTTCCTACTTCTGCTACTAGTTCCGGTCTTGACTTCATTAATCTGATCGCATCTTCTGCTGCCTCGTCTTTCAAAACTTGATTACGAGGTCGCATAACCATTTCTTTCCTACGTTCTAACAATCTTGTTTCTAACTCATAATGAGTCTGAAAACGGTCCTTAATCATTTCCTTTAACATATCGAGACCGATATGTGCTCCTAGCATGTCCTTATCACATTCCGCATGTTTAAGCATAAACTTTAGATGCGAAAAATCGTCCTTCGTCTCTCTACTAACTCTAACTGCCTCAATCAGCATATGTCTCCTTTTCAATACTGCTCTCTGGTTATACATCGAAGCTTGCATTGGGGGATAAGCCGTGTTTGTAGTCAAGATAACTAATTTAGCTTGACAAGTTGTTCCTTTCTTTCCTGTCGACTTTGAGTCTAGCGAAGCCATGGGTAAAACCATGGTCTCACATGTGACCCATTGTAACAATTCTGACCAATCTGTATCTACTCTTGCTGCCCAATCGTCTACCACTATACACCACTGTCCATTATATCCATCATAATGTTCAGTGTTTCCACGCGTGTAAATGCGCTTCTCTAGTGGTATACTCATAGGTATAAGTTGTGCTGCTAACTCCCTAACTAATTGCGATTTTCCTATCTGAGATTCTCCTGCTATACAAATACAAAAAGGCGTGATTCTACCAAAAGAATCCTGCTCTACCTTAAAAACTAAATCTTGAAGCGATGCTAATTGCTCCATTTTTGACTTCAGAAAGCTATACTGCCTCCATCCGCCTAAACCTGCTAATAACACTACTTCTTCTGCATCCTTAACAATAGAATCTAACTTCTTCCTACGTTCCGGTTCTAATAGTTCTTCAATTGGTGTTGCCAACAAAATACTTGCTTCTTTAACTAAATTATTTACATTTTT